GTACCGAGACATCACGATCTACCCGAGCCACTACTTTCTGCCGAACCACTTTGCTGGTCTTCCTTACTCAGGAAACGGTCAGGTATTTGCCACACAAGCCTGGAATAGCACACGGAGGGTCTGGTGATCTTTCTCATAAACTCTGCTATCAACAACGATCAGACCAGACTGCAAGAGACTTTAAACAGCCTAGAATCGATTTGGAGGCGCTACCCTCTGTCGGATATCTGGATTGCAGAATCGTCGCGCCACGGGCTTTCTAGTGAGTTTGTGGGGCATATCCCGGTTAGAGCGAAGCTGTTTACCTTCTGGGACGACCCGTATGTCAAGCGCGTGTATAGCGAGCGACAAGAGTTAGGGTTTGTTAAGTCTGCGATTGAGGTTTACACGACTCGTGAATTATTGCGTCAGCCAATTTTTCAAAACCGGATCTACAAACTTTCTGGAAGGTATGAGCTTACGGATAACTTCCGACCGGATGAACACCGACTGGCGACGTTCAAGCGGAGGTTACCGACTGGGTTTAGCGAGGAGCAGTGCGGCACGACTGGCATGTTGATGACCAGGCTTTACTCGTTCTCGCGTGAGTTGACCCCGGTTATCAGAGATACGTTGTCTGAAATTCAGGAGTATCACTGGCACAAGTGGGGGTCTGGTGGGGTGTTTGACCTTGAGCATGGCTTTTATAAGTTTCTACCTAGACAACATTTGCACGAACTTGATACTATAGGTGTTAGGGGCAGAATCGGCCACTTATCTCATTATGTCGAGGATTGACATGCCTATCACGTCAAAAGCGCAGCAACGTCTCATGTATGCGGCTGCTGGCAGCAAGAAGGTGGCTAAACAGACAGGGGTTCCGATGTCGGTGGCGAAAGAAATGATCGCCAAGACCCCTAAAAAAGCCTACGGCAAGATGCCGTCGAGGAAGAAATGATGGAATGCCCTATCGCTACTCAAGATCAGAAAGCCAACGACCGAAACAAGTCCGAGGCTGAGTCAAAAGCTAGTTATGCTGAGGCTGAGGATGACGAGTACAAATGCGGTAATTGTGCAAGGTTCATCCAGACGCCTGACATGATCGAGTGCATTGTTGCTGGCCTGCCGGAAGAAATGCAGGACATTGTTGACGATGACGATATCGGTTACTGCGCTCGCTGGGACTTCCGCTGTTCAGAAGATTACGCTTGCGACCGTTGGCTTTCTGGTGGCCCTGTAAAGGGAATGACAGAAAAGCACAAGATAATGTTAAAAATGGCACGGATGATGGAGGACGAATGATGGGTACTACCAATCAGCCGAACTACAAGAAGAAGCCTAAGCCTGCTAAGAACAATGCGCCTGCGTACCCGAGTAAGAAGAAATGAAAGCCATCTGGGATAAGCCCCGTCCTAAAAAGCTGGGCAAGCCTGATCCGCTAAGTAAGAAAGAGAAGCGATCAGCTAAGGCGATGGCAGCGTCTGCTGGTAGACCTTATCCTAATTTAATCGACAATATGCGAGCCGCGAGAAAGAAATGACTGCTGCATGGACTCGCAAGGCTGGAAAGAATCCCAAGGGTGGGTTGAATGAGGCTGGCCGAAAGTCTTACGAGCGAGCCAACCCTGGTAGCGATCTCAAGCCGCCAGTAAAGTCGGGCGATAACCCGCGCAGGGCATCTTTTCTGGCGAGGATGGGCAACATGCCTGGGCCGGAGAGGAAAGACGGTAAGCCGACACGCCTTCTACTGTCGTTGCAAGCCTGGGGTGCCAGCAGCAAGGCAGATGCACGAGCAAAGGCTAAGGCAATCAGCGCTAGGAATAAGAAGTGAATCATGGACATGACCGAACTTCTCCGGCTGTTGGGACTGCGCCAAGCGTATGACGCTTATCAGCGCAATGTTGGTCAGCCTGTTGCTAACGTAGCTGGGCCATTCGGTCGTGGGTTTCTAGGGTTGCAGCAGCCGGAGTATGGGTCAGAAGAGGCTTACAGGACTGGTCAGGCGGTAGGCAATATGCCTGGGCCTAATGTACCTGCTGGCGCTATAAAGATGGCTGCACAGGTTCCTGGGTTGTTGGATGTTATACAAGCTGCAAAGAATTCGCCTGAGTTGACTGGTTTACTTGGTCTAACTGCCTACCACGGAAGTCCGTATCGATTTAGTAAGTTTGATCCGACGAAGATTGGCAGCGGAGAAGGTGCACAGGCTTACGGGTACGGGCATTATTTTGCTGAGGCTCCGGGGGTTGCGAAAGGTTATAGGGATAAACTTTCAACGAATGTAACCGTAGACGGAGCAAAATTACAGACAATCCCATCCGATAGTCCAATGGCAACCGCTCAAAACATGATAGTTACAAATATCCAAAGAGGGATGTCTCCACAAGAAGCAATTGCCGCTACAAATAAGTATTGGACTGATGCTGCTAACGAAATGCTTGGGTTTGCAAAATCCAACCCGGAGCTTGTTGGAAGGATTGAAAAAGAAGTAGCGAGTAGGATGGAAGTCGCAAACGCTGCAAATTCTGTGGAACCAGGAAGTTTTTACCGTGATCCGGGATCGTTTTATACAGTAGACATTCCAGATGAGATGATCGGCAGGATGCTTGATTGGGATAAGCCATTGAGTAAACAACCTGATGTTGTTAAAAGAATTAACCCGCAATCTTTAGGATTGACTTATAAACAATTAGAAAACGGTAATCATGCCTTTGTTAATTCGGAAGGAAAAATAATTGGCAATCTTCAAAAAGGCGGGACGCAAGAAAGTTTTACAAAAAACTGGAATGAAGACGTATTAAGAGGTTCTGGCAGTGATTTATATAGACAGCTAGGGCAGGGCATGGAAGGCGGCCCTAAAGTTTCATCTGCTTTACGACAAGCAGGCATCCCAGGCATTCGCTACCTAGACCAAGGTTCCCGTGGTGCAGGTGAAGGAACTAGCAACTTTGTCGTGTTTCCTGGGCAGGAAGATTTAATAAAAATGCTGAAAGTTGAATGATGAGAGTATACGTCGAGACTAAACCTTATTGGCATGCGGTAATCGACGATTTCTTGATAGACCCAGACCCTGTAGCAAGAGAGTTCCCAGCGCAAGACGATAAGTGCTGGTTCAAGTACGACAACCCGCTAGAGATAAAGCAGACCTGCAACCACTACGACAGGTTCGGCAAAGAGACGTACAAGACATTCACTTACTTCAGCAGTTCAGCAATGCTTTACATGTTGGAGTCGATGACAGAGTGCAGTCTCATTCCTGATATCGGTTTACACGGTGGCGGTCTACATCAGCATGGCAGGGGTGGCAAGCTCAACGTCCACTTAGATTACAACATGCACCCAAAGCTGCCGTTACAGAGGCGGCTGAACCTTATCGTCTACCTAACACCAAACTGGCAAGAGGATTGGGGTGGTCATCTCGGTTTATATAAAGATCCAGACAACCTTGTTAAAACCGTGGCCCCAATATATAACCGAGCGGTCATTTTCGATACAAGAGGTAGCTGGCATGGTTTACCAGAACCGATAGATTGCCCTCAGGGGGTTACTAGAAACAGCCTGGCAATGTATTATCTATGTGAGCCTGACAATACGGATAACAGGAGTAGGGCGCTGTTTGCTCCAACAAAAGACCAAAAACAAGATCCGTATGTTGCAAGGCTGATACAAAACCGATGTAAGTAATTACTGACCAACCGACAGGAGTCAGGAAATGTCAGAAATCATACAAGAAAAAATCAGGAAAAGAGGTGGCCCAAGAGCGGGTGCTGGCCGACCAAAGGGTGTGCCGAATAAAGTACACCAGAGCATGAAAATAGCTATTGCTGAAGCCTTCGAGCAACTGGGTGGAACTCAACGCATGGTGCAGTGGGCACAAGAAGACCCAAAGCACCTTACAGAGTTTTATAAGCTCGCTGCAAGGCTGATTCCTGTTGAGACACAGGTAACAGGGTCGAACGGTGGCCCTATTCAAACGGTGCTAGAGATTGTCGGTATCCAAAACGAGAATTGAGATACCGCAGAAGCTGCTGCCTCTCTTCCAGCCGAAGCGGTACAAAGTCATTCACGGTGGTCGAGGTAGTGCTAAGAGCTGGTCGGTAGCAAGGGCGCTGGTCTCTATTGGTGCGACAAAGCCTATCCGGGTTCTCTGTGCAAGAGAAACGCAGAAGTCTATTCAAGAGTCTGTTCATCGTCTTTTAAAAGACCAGATCGAGTCTCTAGGCTTAGATCAGTTTTATACCATTCAAGAGAACAAGATTCTCGGCACAAACGGCACAGAGTTCACCTTTGCAGGCATACGTCAGCAGGGTGTTGCCAACCTCAAGAGCTACGAGGGTACTGACATCTGCTGGGTGGAAGAGGCTCAGGTCGTTACAAAAAAGAGTTGGGACGTACTGATACCTACGATCAGAAAGCCAGGTTCAGAGATCTGGGTGACGTTTAACCCTGAACTTGATACAGACGAGACTTTCAGCCGGTTTGTTGTTAGACCGCCAGAAGAATCTGTCATTATCGAGATGAACTGGCAGGATAACCCGTGGTTCCCGCCTGAACTTGATAAAGAACGCAGACAGTGGTTAGACCGTGATCCTATTGGCTATCTCACGACATGGGAGGGTAAGTGCCGACCCGCGGTCGAGGGTGCTATTTATGCCAATGAGATTGAGGCCACACAGAGGGAAGGCAGGATCAGAGCGGTTCCATACGATCCGCAGCTTAAAGTCCATACGGTCTGGGACTTGGGTTGGAACGACTCCATGTCGATTATCTGTGTTCAGAGGGTTACATCAGAAGTCCGGGTGATCGATTACATAGAAGACTCTCACAGAACCGTTGACAGCTATGTCATGCAGTTACAAGAGAGAAAGTGGAACTGGGGCACCGATTACATACCGCACGATGGCGCTCACCGTGACTTCAAGTCTGGCAAATCTACGCAGGAACTCTTGCAGACCCTTGGTAGAAACGTCCAAGTATTAGCCAGAGGTAACCCAGAAGAGGGGATAAGGCTCGCCAGGATGATATTTCCCCGCACGTATTTTGATGCTGACAGGTGTACGGAGCTGGTTAATCACCTAAAACGCTACAGGCGGCAGATAAATCAGGTTACGCAGGAAGCTGGTGCGCCTTTGCACGATGAGCATTCTCACGCTGCTGACGCCTTCCGATACCTTGCTCAATCGTTAGATATGATGAATAATGACAACTGGGGCAAACCCTTGCCTGTTAACACACGATGGGTGGTCTGATGCTAGTGCCACAGGGCAATATCGTTTTGCGGCGTGACTATGATCGTGATATTGCAGAACTACGCCAGCAGATCAACGAACTCCGGCAGCTACTCACCGAAAAGGAAGAGAAGCGCCCCTATACCAAGCGAGCAGAAAAATGGATGAAGGACGCCTTGCATCAATCCTGAGTGCAGAGATTGATGATGCCATTGGCATGCTGGACAGCGAAACAACCGCCCAGCGTGCTGAAGCCCTGAATTACTACCTGCGTAACCCGTATGGCAATGAAGTAGAGGGGCGCAGCCAGATCGTAACGGGTGAGGTTGCAGAAGCCGTAGACGGTGCATTACCTCAGTTGATGCGTGTATTTACTGCGAGCGACGATATTGTTCGATTTGAACCTGTCGGGCCTGGTGACGAAGAAACTGCCAAACAAGCTACAGACTACTGTAACTGGGTTTTCTACAAAGACAACCCAGGTTTTGCGATTCTGCATCAATGGTTTTGGGACGCTCTCACGGCTAAAACTGGTACGGTTAAAGCCTACTGGGACGAGCGGATCGACGTTACCGAGGAAGAGTATCGGAACCTTACCGAAGCTGAACTCGCTCTGTTGCTGTCGGATGGTACGCGAGAGATTGTCGGGCAGAGTATCGAGCAGGAAGAAATGCTCGGGCCTGATGGCAACGTCATGATGGGTCTTGACGGTCAGCCGATGATGTCGACAACGTCAACCGTTACCGTCAGAAAGAAAGACAAGTCTGGTCGTGTTGCGATTGAGTGCGTACCGCCAGAAGAGTTTATCGTAAGCAAGAAGGCTGTATTCGGTCAGGAGAAGATGCCTTTTTGTGCGCATCGTAGTCTTGTACCGCGCACTGAGCTTGTACAGATGGGTTTTGACAAGGACGAGGTTTATAGCCTGCCTCAGTTCAATTCGCTGGACTTTACCGAAGAGCGGATCGCTCGGTACTCGCCGGGTGAAGAACCGTTCGAGCAGGAGAGTCTTGATGAGTCTATGCAGGAAGTCGAAGTATACGAGTGTTATATCTACGTAGACTCAGACGATGACGGCCTTGCAGAACTTCGTCAGATTTACTACAGCAATCAACAGATTCTCACTCGGGCTGATGGCACAAAAGCCAACATTCCGGTTGATTATGTGCCGTTCCATGTAATCTGCCCGTTCCCGATCCCGCATAAGTTCTTTGGTCAGTCTATGGCTGACAGGACGATGGACTTGCAACTGATTAAGTCCACTCTTGTCAGGCAGGCTCTTGATAACCTGTATCTGTCGAACAATGCGCGGGTGGGTGCGATTGAGGGTCAGGTCAATCTGGATGACCTTCTAAACGTCACGCCTGGTGGTGTTGTCCGGATGAAGTCAGCCGGTGCGATAACGCCGATGGTTGTGCCGAATATCGCTGACAGTGCGTTTCCGATGCTGGGGTACTTTGATAACGTACAGCAGAAGCGTACAGGCGTTTCAGACGCACAGCAGGGGTTAGACCCTAACGTCCTACAGAACGTCACTGCGGCGGCTGTAGCGGCCACTATGGGGGCTGCACAGGGCAAGCTAGAGTTGATTGCTCGATTGTTCGCTGAGACGGGTGTTAAAAGCCTGTTCAAGGGTATTCTGCATCTACTTTGCAAGTATCAAGACCAACCAAGGCTAATCAGGATGCGCGGCAAGTTTGTGCCGATGGATCCGCGAGAGTGGTCGAACCAATATGATGTAACTATCTCTGTCGGTCTTGGGACGGGCACAAAGCAAGAGCAGATGGCTATGCTCCAGATGGTTCTTGCGAAACAAGAGCAGATCCTTCAGGGTTATGGCCCTGCCAATCCGCTTGTGTCTGTCGGGCAGTATCGTGCGACTCTTGGTAGATTTATTGAGGCGGCAGGGTTCAAAGACTCGACCGAGTTCTTCAAAGAGATCACGCCTGAGATTGACCAGCAGCTTGCACAGCCTCCGCAACAGCAACAGGGCAACCCTGCGTTGGATGCGATGATGGCGCAGGCTCAGGCTCAGATTCAGATTGAGCAGCAGAAAGCGATGGCGGCGATTGAGACTCAAAGACTCAAGGCTCAGGCTGATATTCAACTGGCCAGAGAAAAGGCTGCGGCTGAACTCCAATTGAAACAGCAAGAGTTTCAGGTTGAGGCTCAGCTGAAAGCTGCCAAGATTGGAGCGGGTATTTCTGCGAATGTTGAGATACCCGGATGACGCCAGAACGCGCTGCTAACCTGATGCGAGACGATGAGTTTCGCGGTGAACTGAACAAGTTAAAGTCTATCTATACCGAGGCTTTACTAAATACTCACGAGTCAGATATTGACAAAAGAGAGAATTTTTATAGAATGATTCGTGCAATTGACGCGATCATCAGTCATTTTGAGGGAATAGCCTCAACGACTGAGATTAAGTCGAAACGCTGGAAAATCTTATAGGGGTTATATGGACACTAATCCGTCAGGAAGTGGCCCGCTGGATGTAAACAGTGCAGCCAATGCGATTCTCGGAATGATGGCCGATGAAGGCGAACAGCCGACTCAAGAGCCGCAGGAAGAAACGCAAGAGGTGCAACAAGAGCAAGTCGAGGAAACGCCGCGCTACCGGGTGAAAGCCGCAGGTGAGGAACGCGAAGTTACCATTGATGAACTCATTAAGTCGTATCAATTAGGCACTGACTACACTCAAAAGACCCAGGCGCTCGCAGAACAGCGTAAAGCTGTTGAGGCTGAAAAGTCTGCTGTCGAGCAAGCTAAACAACTCCGGGATCAGTATGCTCAACGTCTGGAACTTATTCAAAAAGTTCTTGCCGAGCAGAACAAACCGGAAAACATTGAAGCTCTAAAAGATACTGACCCTATCGGCTATGCAGTAAAGATGGCCGAGCAGATGCAGCGGAAAGAGCAGTTGTCGGCAGTACAGGCTGAACAGCAACGCCTCGCACATATGCGACAAGCGGAGCAGCAGCAAGCATTGCAGGCACATCTAGCTCAAGAAGCGCAAAAGCTGACGCAATTTATTCCTGAGTTCTCCCAGCCTGAAAAGGCCGATCAAGTCAGGGCTGATATTCGACAGTACGCTAAAAGCATAGGGTTTAGCGATCAAGAGCTTGCAAACGTCTATGACAGTCGTGCGGTTCTAGCTTTATGGAAAGCCGCGCAGTACGACAAACTGGTGAGCCAGGGGCCGAAGAAAGTATCTCAGGCACCTCCGGTTCTAAAGTCCGGCGCTGCGAAGGTTGCACAACCAGAAACTGAATCGTATAAGGCTGAGCGAAACAAACTGCGGAAGACCGGCAAAGCCCGAGACGCCGCGAATCTTTTTGAACGATTTCTTTAGGAATTATCATGCCTACCTTTACCGCACATACGGCCATTGGCCAGCGCGAAGACCTGATTGACGTTATCTACGACATCAGCCCCACCGAAACCCCTATTATGTCCACGCTTGCGCGGACTAAAGCCACCGCTGTTTTCCACGAATGGCAATCAGATAGTCTCGCCAGCGCTACGTCAGCGAATGCAGCCGTTGAGGGAGACGACGCTGTTAGCGCTACGATTAGCCCGACCACTCGTCTTGGTAATTATTGTCAAATTGCACAGAAGACAATTCAGGTTTCAGGAACGCTTCAGGCCGTGAACAAGGCAGGAAGAAAATCTGAGGCCGCTTACCTTCTCTCTAAGGCGTCCAGTGAGCTAAAGCGCGACATGGAAACTATTATCGCTGCCAACCAAGGCCGTGATGCTGGTTCGTCCACGACTGCTCGTAAACTCGGCGCAATTCTGTCGTGGCTGAAAACCAATACGTCGAAAGGTACTTCTGGTACTGACCCGACGACCATTGGCGTTTCGACCCGTTCGGATGGTGCTACCCGCACGTTTACCGAGACTTTGCTTAAAGATGTAATGAAACTGGTTTATGACTCGGGTGGTAATCCCACCATGTTGGTCGTTAACTCCGGTTTGAAGCAGAAAGCCTCGGCGTTTGCTGGTATCGCTGCTCAGCGTTATATGGCTCCCAGCGATCAGCCCACCACAATTATCGGGTCGGCTGATGTTTATATGGGAGATTTTGGTGTTCTCAACATCGTTCCCGACAGATTTGTTCGTACCCGTGATGCTCTGCTGATTGATCCTGAGTACATGGCACTTGCATATCTGCGTCCGTTCCAGACTAATGATCTGGCCAAAACGGGCGACAGCGAGAAAACTCAACTTCTGGTTGAGTTCACTCTCGAAGCTCGTAATGAGGCCGCCTCGGGCATCGTTGCTGACCTAAATCCCGCGCTGTAATGGGTGAAGGGGAGGGGGAAACCTCTCCCCTGCTTACATGAAAACACTGTTCTCTGTAGATCAAGGCCGATACACAGTTGCACATGCGACTGATGACGGTATCGTGCTGGAAACCAAGCAGGATGTATCTGCAATCTTGGAAGCCAACAAGCGCGAATACAATGCGTCTGATGGCAAGTTTGAGCCTGTCGTCACCAAGGTTGCCAGCCTTCCGCTTACAGTCATCGACGATCTAAACCGCAAGGGAATCATGCAGGGGTTTGGCATCAAGGATGACAAAGCATTCCGAGCGTTTCTAAACCATCCTGATAACAGATTCTTCAGGACTCACCCAGGGAAAATATGAAAATAGCCATCTGTGTTCCGTGTCGTGATGAGGTCATGTCGTCGTTCTGTTTTGACCTTTGCAGACTGGTGGAATACGAGGCGAAACGGGGTGTAATTGATCTTCAGTTGATGCAGATGCCTGGGACGCTGATATTCACTCAGCGGGAAAAGCTGGCGTCTGAGGCGATGCAGATGGAATGTGAGGCTGTCTTGTGGATTGACAGCGATATGAGGTTCCCGGCTAATACGCTGGAAGTGCTGTTAGCCAGAAATGTACCTGTAATTGGGGTAAATGCTACCACTCGCAGAGAGCCTATCTTGCCGACTGCGTTGA